GTCTCCGCTTTTCTTCTTGCCGTTGGCTATGAAATTCTTCATGGCCTGCCTTGCAGCTTCGGTAACAGTTTTGTCACTGCTGTCCTTGCCGCCCTTTATCGCGTATTCTTTGCCCTCTTCGATAAGAGCTGCTTCTACAGTCCGGCATGATTCTGGATTCATAAGGTTTGCAGGTTCATAATCTCTTAGAAGCTTGTTGTACAGATGATTGTAAAGAGAATAAGAGCCTTCTTCGTTTTTACGTTTTTCGTGGTCTGTCGCCTTGTCTTTGTACATTACTTCTTCTTCTGCTCCTCTTCCTTTTTCTTTTTCTTCATAACGTCCGTTTCACCCCAACCGTTCTTCATCTTCTCAATGCTCTTGCGGCGCATTTCCTTACACCTCTCGTCGCTTACTTCCCTGTTGTTCTTGAATATTTCAGCCATTGCAGCAGGTGTATTGTACATTCCTGTCGGTTCTATGTAATTTTCGTCACCTCCCTCTGATTCAGCAGAACGGCCTTGCTCTTCGTCGTCCAGTTTATTAAGATCTTCTAGCCCGTGTTCTTTGTAGTAGCGCAAATCTTCTTCGACTGCACTGATTGCATTGCTTACATATTCCTGAACACGTGCATCCATAGCATCGTCTTGGTCGATAAGTTCCAAAGCTTGAGATAAAAGAGCCATAATCTCTTCTGTACGTGAGATTGATTCGTCGTTTAATTCTTTGTTTGTCTTTTCTGTCTTGTCTTTCATATTTATCTCCTTATAGCCAGTCTGTTGCAGTCGGCAGATTTACGTTTCTGATTCTCTTCCAGCCGCTCTTGTCTTTGTCTAAGAAAGCTTGGAAAGCAAATGCAGCGTCCGCCAATTCAGACTGTACCCCCATAATATTAGATTCGTTAAGCGCAGAAAACTTCTCCGCCAGTCTTGCGACTAAATATCGATAAACTTCCGGCGCAGGATATACAAGCCGTGAATCTGGTGTCCAACCAAGTTCCTTGTACACAGGATTCGTTTCTTCCTGTGCCACACGGACAATGTTATCAACGTCAACCCATGCGCTGCCGTTATACCTTACGAGCCGTCCGTTATCATTTACCACATCGCCTACGTCCGGGCTTTCAGGATAAGATTCAAGCACCTTTTCGTAGTTGTAATCTGTAGCATACCTGTTGTACCAGTAGCCCTGTGTAAACTTATAGGCTACGCCGTCCGTTGCCTTATACTCAAAATAGTTCTCGACAAAAATTACCGTATTGCCTGTGTTCGGCAGCACGTCAATGTTAAGAAGCTTTGTTTCAAGAGTGTTCCAGTCGCGCACGATAACGCCCATGCCTGTCTTGTCGTTGTACTTACAGGCGACATATTCAACGTTATCGTTCCGCCCTGCGAATTCAAACGGATTGTAATCAATCCATTCGTATGCCTTGTTGAAGAAACCGCTGTGCCATTCACCAGTAAGGCTGTTTCTGTAAGAGCAGAAAATATAAGGGAAGTCACAGGAAACGAATCTAAGTTCCCATTTTCCGGTGTCAGGCTCATACCGCCGCACCAGAAATTCAGTAATGTCTTCGTCGCTGATTCCTGCTGCAATATTCTTGTGTCTTAAATACCACCGCTCGCATGAAGCTATGTCGTCGCCTGACACAGCCCTGTCTGATATGTCTATGCCCTTATCATTGATAAGAGTATAAAGCTGGTAATCCGCGCTTCTTACAACGTCATGTCCGTCAGGATAAATCTTCGGATCGCGGTTGTGGTATGTAAAGAACAGCTGCGGAGGCTGCGGACAATATTCAAGCCATACCGTAGTGCGCTCGGCAGCAGGGCAGAAAAGGTCTGTTCCTGAAATACGGTAAGTTCCGCCTGCACCCATGTCACCGTCATCGCTGGCCCTGAAAACATATCTTGAACCTATGTCGTCCGGTCTTTGGGCTGAATATACCCTTACGCTGTTGCGCACGAATTTCGGAATCTTTGTAAGCTTTTGCTTGAGCTGTACAGTCTTGGTGTAATATCCAGAATCAATCATGCAGATTTGAGAATAAATGTCCGCCCATACATAATTCAAGAAGTTTATGCAGTCTGAGAATGTATAGCTGTTAAGTGCCTTAGTCTGTGCAAGGCGCATTGCGTCCTCAAGAGCGTCGCTTGCAAAAGGACAAATATCAACCTGTAACATTAAGATTTTCCCTTATATCTTTGATTCTGTTTTTTGTAGTCTTCTACCGCGTCTCTTCCATACATATCGTTTGTCATGCTCCAAAACTGATTCCAAGCCTGCGCTTGTTTAGCGTAGTCTCCGGGGTATTCCTGTTCTATTCTTGCAGCCGCCATTCTTACAAGAGGGTCTAAGGTTTTATAAGTGTACAAATCCTGAATTGGAATTGCTGGGAATCCCAAGACTGCATTGCAGAGAATCGTAGATTGAATAGTGTTTGTCTTTGCTACTTCTGAAGCAATCTTTCCGATAAGCAGACCGTACTTTAGCTTGAATAAAGATTCAAAGTTCGTGTTATGCTGCGCCATAGTCTGAGTAGCTCTGTCTACAGCCCTTATCTGAGCGAAAGCCCTCTTTGCGTCCGCTTCGCTTGTGCGGATATTGTACTTTGAATCCAATGTCTTGACAAAAGCATCATACGGAAGCTTCGTAATGTTGTGTTCAAGCTGCACATCGAGGCCTCTTTGCATTTCGTCCAGACGCTCGTTGGCGCGCATTTGGCGCATTTCCTGAGTTTCGAGCTTCGGTCTGTCATAGCCTGTTGTTTCAAAGCCTCCGACACCCTGACCGGCAGATGGATTATACGAGAGACCCAAATGCATTTTTGCTATCGGCTTATTATTATAAGCATCTGCCTGCCTTGAAAGACGGAGTGTATCTTCGTAATTCTTGTTATTGAGGTTTCCGTAACGTCCTTCTTTTGCAAAGTTCGTTCCGTATCTTTCATCTATTTCAGTTCCGGGTGTATTCAGCACATCCTGATAGAGCTTATCATAATCAGAAACAGCCTGTTCGCTTGTATTCCTTACATCCTTATTGAAGTCATCTTGTATGTCTTTCAGAGTAGGAACATCGTGTATCATTGACGTTACTTCTGTCGGAACCATACCGCCGCTTGCGTATTCAGGGCCTGTAGGAGAACCGTTACTTTCTGGTGAAGCTTTTGGGTTTGTCGTAGTTTTTGCACCGCCAAAAGTAATTTTCGGGAACGCCATTACTTACCTCCTTTCGCCATATTTGCAGCAGCTCTAGCTGTTCTTAAGACTTCCGCTCCTACAGGGAACTCGCGGCCAGCTTCAATCATCTTGCCCATCTGATAAACACCCGTACCTGCACCGATTGCATCTGACAGGGCCTTAGTAAAACCTCTGATAGCTTCTGCCCTATTCAAAGCTTTTGTTCTTTCATAGTTCGCAACAGCTTCTCCTGCTCTTACTCGCGGTGACTTGCCGTAGAACTCTCTCTGCTTATCAGAAGCCCAATCCCTTGTTGTCAGAAATCCTTCTGCAAGGGCATTGGCTTTATTTTCTTGCATTTTTGCAATCGTTTCACCAGCGTTCTTTGCTATTGCTCCTGCTGCCGCAAGAGCAATGGTCCAGCCTCCGCCTGTCAATATTCTGACAAGGGAAGCAGGCTTGATAGATTTTCCTGTTTCTCCTGTTCCGGCTCTTGCACATGCTTCTGCCATAGAAGAGAATGTTTCTATATCCTTCTTTGAGATAGTTCCCTTTGTAGTAGTTCCTAGTAATTCTTTTATTACTGTTGGATTTCCTGCGATAACATCCTCAAGAGCTTTCGCATCTTTTAATTTGAATAACATCTCAACTGTCTGTGCCATAACTTTGGGGCTGACCATATATTCTTCTCCTATAGTGCATAACCGGATATAGTCGTGTCATTATATCCGCAATAATTAAGATATTTCTCAAACTCAGAACCCTGATTGTCTACCGCATATTTGAAAAACTCTTTTCTAAACTCATCATCATTATTAAGTCTTGTATTTACAAGCTCAACAAAGTTATTAGCCTGTCTGTCTGCTTCGTTATTTGTATTAAAGTCCGGCGTTACGAGTTTTCTTTTTTCCAAAACAGTGTTAAGGCTGTTTGCTGCGGCAGATCCTGACGTATCTGGTGTATAGAGCAACGAATCTTTAAGAGATTTCTGGTAACTGTTGAAATTTCTTTCATGGCTTGCCCTGAATATCAATTCCATAGTTCCAGAAGTTCTTTTCAATGCCTTTGCAGTTGCACTCGACATTCCTTCTGGTGTCGTAGCAGGATATACAAGGCCATATGGGGTATATTTCCATTGCTGCGTACTTCTGGATGCTTCTTTTATTCCTACTGCATATTGAGGGAAAGAAACATTTGAAGCCAATTTGTCTTTCGTATTTACAGAATACGTTTGTTCCGGTGACAATCCTGTTTTTTCATCTGGTTTAGAAGCATAGCTTATGATTGCTGATAACAATGCGGTATATGGATTGTTGTCTCCCGATGAAAACTTCACGTCTGAACGGAAATGATTACCGTTGGTAGGAAGTCTCAGATTTTGCTCATAAAAAGATGCTGCATTGTCCGCTGCCTGTGCAACAGTGCTGTTATTGATATACTGCCGCATTGAATCATTTATCTTAGCCATTTATAAACACCTCTTTGAGTTCCTTGAGCTGTCTTGCAAGGTCGCCAATTGCTCCTGCGTTCATCATTGCAAGCCGTCCTGTATCTACCGTCTTCACACCTTCAGGTGTCTCTACTATGCAGGCCGGATTTACCTTTTCAATATCCTGTGCCATAGGCCCGATATGTTCCTGATTCGGGTCTATGGAAGCATCTATTTCCTTCGCTTCAGGAATATATGTATAGAGATAATTCTTTATATGTTCCGCGTAACCGTTGAGAACACTGTCGTCTTCATCGTCCTTCCAGTCGTCGTCGTTGAACCAGTCATATTCCCTGTCGTTGAACTTGAACTTGCCGCCCTGTTTCTTGGCAAGCCAGCGGAAATCTTCTGGTGTCATTCCGAGACCTAAATCAATACATTCCTTGATGTATTTCATGCGTTCATCTGATACAATACGGTCAAACAGTTCGTCATTCGGAATCACTTCTTCACCGCCTTTCATCTTTACGATTTCAGGACCGTTTTCACCGACAATAGCATAGCCCGGCTTTGCGTTCTTTGTTCCGCAAGCGTATGCAGGCATGGTAGTTTGAGTATTCATCTGGTCTCTTTCATTGGGCGCGAAGTTTCTCTGTGCATTATCAGGAGACCTTCCTTCTCGTAACATACCAATTATTTCTTTGCCCTTATCGCCATTTTGGGCAATAAACTCATTTTCCCATTGATTCGGATTCTGAGATTTTGGTGTAATAGGCTTAACACCTTGAGAAATTACCCAGTTATACATTTTAAGGTCATTTTCATCTCCTGTTCCATTACGCAAATCTTGACCTTGCGACGAACCAAGTAAGGCGTTAATTACATGCTGTGCATTATAATTTACAGGCTGCTGTGGTTCTGGCTGTGTTTCTTCTACAGGTGTTTCCTCTGCCGGTGTCTCTTCTGTATTTTCGTCTGTTTTCTTTGTTTCGTCTTTTTCGGTCGTGCTTGTACCTGTGCCGTTGCCCAAAGATAAACGTCTGCTTTCTAGTTCATCAGCCGAAAGATTACGGCCCTGAGTGTTAAGCTGCTGTGCTTCTCCGAGATAAGCCCTTGCCTGTCCTTCTGTAGTTCTCTGCTTTTCCTGTCTTTCATCAGCCAAACGGCGAGCTTCTGCACGTTTCTGCTCTTCTGCATTAATATCCATAGGATTGTTCATTCTTACCAATCCTACCTGATTCTGCCCTGTAGCAGAGTTTGCTGAAATATTCGCAGCCATCTGCTGTGCATTTGTAGCAGAAGCTTTTTTAGAGGCTTCACTATAAGGATTACGGTTTGCTTCCTGCCGCCAGCTCTGGCCCTGCATACCTAAAGTAGCGGCCATGTTCGTAGCTTCATCTGCAAGCCCGCGCATAGTGTCACGGCGGTCAAAAAGGACGTTATTAGGGTTTCTTGCTCCAAAAACATTTCCTAAAAGACTAAAATTCTTTAAGAATCCTGTCCTGTCTTTTGGATTATCACCTTCGCCTTTATCTTTGTCTTCATCTTTGTTTGTTGTAGCTTGTTTAGGGTCTCTGGAATAATGCCCTGCCATAGCATCTGGAGTTGGTGTTGTCTGACCCTGATTCTGAGCAGGCTGCTGCTGTGTAGTCTGAGACTGCGAACCTTGTGCCGGCTGGCTGCCTTGTGTATTCTGCGGTGCAGCCGGAGCCGCAGGTTCCGTTATATTCTGACTTCTCATGTCTGCATCGTTGATTGTAGACGGATAACCTCTGTCCTTCAAATCTTTAGGCTTCCGCATGTCAGCATCATATACTGAGTTCGGGTAGCCCTTGTATTTAAGGTCATCAAGAGACTGCTCGCCTTTTTGGTCAGCATCATTCACCGTAGACGGATAGCCCCTGTCCTTGAGGTCTTTCGGCTTTCTCATATCCGCGTCATAAAGGGTAGACGGGTAGCCTTGATCCTTCAGGTCTTTGGCTGGTTTGCTTACTCTGTTAGTCGGAACCATCTGTCTGATTAAGTCCAGAGAAATGTCGGGATTGTCGCGCTGAATTGAGTTTGCTATTTGCTCGTTTGTCAGCTCGTCCTTGCCTCTCCACTTGCCATTAAGCTCTTTGATGATTCTTTCCCTGTCCTGAGCCATTTTATATTCCTGTGTGGTGGCCGCCATATTCTGACCGCTTGCAAGACTTCTTCTGTATTCCTGTGAATCCGGCATTTTAAATTCCTTCCAGTTAATAATATTACAGCTTTGATAATTTGTAAATATTACAATGTAAATTTACAGTTCTTTCAGATGTTTTATCTCAAGTTGCTGTGTGAGCTGTTCTGTCCGTCTTTCTGTTATGACTTTACGCTCGCAGTATATACTTGAAATTGCAATGTACTGGTCTGACCATATATGAAGCCGTTCCCTGTTGCCGGCTCCGTTCTTACTCTGATACCTGAATGAGTAGTAACCGTATGCTTCGTGTCTTGTAAACAGTTCCTTAGTTAAGAAAACATGTGTTGGGCGCGACATAACCTTGCCGCCCGGTGTCATTGTTTCCGCAGTAATGTTTACTACTGCATAATTGTCAGTGCCGTAAATCAAATCCATTTCTACAGGCCAGCAGAAAGTGATTTCCCATTCAAACAGGTTGTCAGTATTCTCTGAATCACCGAGCGCGCTCGTAACAAGCAGGAACGGATTATGTGTCCAACCCTCAACTCCCTCGACATCGCGGAGAATGTTGCTGTAATTCTCTTTGTACTCGCGTTTGGTGACATATTTTTCCCTGTCCATCTTCTTCCACTTGCCTAGATTATCCTTGAGTGTCTCAAGCATATACTCTACGAACACGCTTCTATTGATTATTACGCGGTTCGGGCCTTGATAAGCGAAGCCGGACGGAAGAGAAACCGCCTTATACCATGAGCGGTCATTAAATATCGTTGTAATAGGCGGCGGAACTTCGCCGGAAACACGCGACTGTGACAAAACAGGCACAATTACATTGTCAGTTTCCGTGTCCTTATCTTCGACTTCCGCATTAAGGCGTTTGTAAGTCATAAGGCAAGGCATTACTACTTCCTGATTGACAAAATCCCAGTAGCCGCGCTGAACGTCGCGGAATCTTTCGAGCATATCCATTTTTGAAAGCGATGTTCCGTTGAAGACATAATAGCATCTTGTAGCCTTGCTGTAGAAATAAGCCGTTGTCGGCGTTGCTCCGATGAATTTCAAGCCTAAAGACGGTACAAGGTCTTTTGTTATGACAGCTCCGTACTGGTCTGTTTCAAGAGAACAGATGTATTCTTCCGTTTGCCTGTAAGCCTGCTTTCCGATTGTAAAATCCATAGAAACCGGAGCTTTGTAGGCATTGTTCGCGTTCTGCAAGGTTGTCGTAAGCGACGTGATACCGTCGAATACGCGCAGCGGCATTGCTGCAAGCGTCTTTACGGCGGCAGGAAGCGTAGTTACAGGCTCAGTGAAAATCGGAATAGACCATCTTACACCGTCCTTGTCTTCACCTATAGTTCCGCCTTCCATTCCCTTTTCTTTTGTCGCGACGGTAACGATTGTATGCAGTCGGTCGATTGTTTCAACAGCCTGCACAGGTTCGGACGCAAAGCTTCCGAGAAGCTCATTCGGTGAGAAAATATTGCTTCTCTTGAAACGGTCGTTTACTTGGAAGCTGTAAAGGAATGTCTGCAAGTTCTTTCCCATTCCGGCATTACCTATCCACTCTACAACGCGGAAAGATATTCCGTCGAAAGCATGGTACAACTTTTCATCAAGAATACTGTTCAAGCCTGTACAGTTGAAAGCCAGAGTTGACGGAGTGATTGCCCACGGACGCATGTATGCTTTAGAAAGACCGCGTTTTACCTCGATAGCTGTATAAGTGCTTGCAATTCCGCAGAATGAATCATGTACGCGCATGTTTGACGGCTTGCCTGTAATGAGCTTCGTGTCCTTGCATGTTACCCACTGCTGTGTACCGTAAGTACAGCACTGAGAAAGCTCCCATCTTTTGTCAATAATGTAGTCATGCTGCATTGACGGCGCGAAGGCAGGGTAGTCCATGCCGATATTCTCATTCTTAAACGGCTGCCCCGGAAGAAGACGCTCTACACCCTCGATTACAGCCATGTCAGCAGGCAATGCTCGTTTTGTTACCTGTCCATAACAAGATGCTGTATAGTATGGCACTGAGCCTTCTGCGTTGTTATATGCGTCAGGATATTTGCCTCCTATGTTTCTCGCAAATCTTACAATAGCAGCTCCCGGCCCTTGTTCTCCAAGCCCCAGCTTTTTATTTGTAAGTGTGAGTTCCCAAATACTTTCTTTTATAGCGGCTTTTGCTGTTTCATCAGAATATGTCAGACCTCCTGCCGGAACTCCAAAACAAGGATACATAAATGTTTCGTTTTTTTCTCCGTATCTGTGTTTTCCTTCATTATCAAGAGAGTGTCTTGAAACCGACGCAACACGGTTACACTGTGGTCCTCTTGAAGTCATACTTTCAAAGAAGCTTTCGATATACTCCCTATACATATCACTTTCAATAACATTTTCTTTGTAACTTTCAATTATAGTTGTAAACGCAGCGGCTATTGCTTGAAACGCGGGGTTAGGGCTGGAAGCAAAAAGCTCACAAATACTTTCCGCAAATTTTACCATTTTCTCCAAAGTCCAGTTTACAAGTCGTTCTTCAAGTTCTACGACTTCCTTGATAATAAATGAGAACTGGTCTGTGTAACCATCTACCTGACAACTTGTTGCAGATTGAGCTATACAGTCAGCTACAAACTGATGTTCTACAAATCCAGGGCCTGCATGGATCATCTGCTTGTCACTGGTAGAATAAAACATATCAAGAGATTTAATTGCCACGACTTTGCTATTAAGACCAATATCACGAGACTGCGAATATACAGCAGCAACAGAAAATTCCTGTAAATTTTCAAGAGAATTTTGTAAATATTTTTTACCAATATCAGATACAGAAGTCTGCTTCGTAGTCGCATTTACAGCAAGGTCATTAACAAGAGATGGAATATTTGACGCAAAAGCAAGAAAAAGCATACCTGCCCAGTTATTAGTATTATCAAAATTAAGCGATTCTTTCTGCTCTATAATCTGTTTGTCAAAAGTAAACTCATCAGAAAGAACAGGTGAGGCTGTATGTTCCTTATTTTTTGCAACCATTGTGAAATTAATCCCGGAAGTATTTTCCGGTTCCATTTCATATTTTTGTGGCATACTTTCAGTGCTGTTGTAATGAACGTAGGCATACTGCCCTACCGTCTGCTGCAAGTAAACAAGAGAAGTAAATCTCGGTGCGAGAATTGGAATTAACGGCGCACCACCTACCAGAACCCACAAAGTAGCAAATATCGCAGAGGCAGGGCTTCCGTCAGGACAGAACATTTTCTGTACCGCATACATCTGTAACAATACATCGCCGATTCGCTGGAACTTAAAAGACGGAGAATCGTATATCGCATCGTATTTATTTGTTATCGGCAAAAGTTCTGCATAAAAAGCTGTGCCATTATATTTAAGATGGCTTACCACGGCTGAAAGCTCTATTTTCCCATTATCAGGATTCTGGTATAAATACCACTGTCTTTCCGTAGTTCCGACACATACTTTTCTTGTACCGTTGCCAAGAGGATTAAGGATATTAATTTCACTCACATCATTAATCTTAAAGTTTGCGTCAGCGTCCAATGCAGAAATAGGAGTTTTAAGCCGTTCAAGAGGTCTTATCATGTCGTTAAAACCTCTTGTAACATCAAAAAATTCTTTAGGAAGCTCTCCGCCAGTAAGGTCGCCGTTAAGACCTACATAACCATATCCCTGAATACACATCTCTATCTGCAATATGTCGAGGTTGATTACCGTACTCCACTGGTCAAAGTTCTTGTTCATGTGGCAGCCGATGATAAGCTTTCTGCCTATCATTGTATTTGAGAATTCTGCCTGATTGATAATCTGAGGCGCATTTATATCACAATAAGTATTGAAATATGCAGTTGACGCGCTTAATGTTATATCATTAAGCACTGTTTCAATTGCATGTTTTCTTATCTGGAAATATACTCTGCCCATCAAAGTCATACTCTGCCGGACATCGAATATATCCACAGAAATAGTAGTATCATTCATCGGCTGTAACAACACAAAAACAGCAGAATCTTCGGTATTGAAAGTGTTCGCGCAGAAATAGACCATGGCAGGTTCGTGAAGAATTCCATGCCGGTCAATCCTGTAGATGTCTTCCCACTGGTCGCCGTTCCAGTCGTCCAGTTCGTTCTTCTTTCTCCTGAGAATAAAATTATATCTGTCGAGCGCAAGGATATGAGTATCGTCAACCCACCAGAAATTCTCAACCTCAACAGTGCTGTTCCACTGCTGCTTTATCAGCTGGAATTCCTTAGAACCGTCAATTCTGCCTATATGCTTTGGTTTCAAAGGATTTCTTATGTCCGTAGAGATTACATCGACATCATTGCCGTTGTACTTGAAATCGTAGACACACCACCCTGCGGCCCAGCCGTTTTTTTCAAAACGCACTGAGTTCGGAAGGAATTTACCCTGATATTTCTGCCAGTTATGCTGCCATGTATTGCCCTGAACAGGCACGAGCATGTCGCTTGTCTGTACATCCAAGCCGGCCTGAAGGTTTATTTCTGTCTTGCTGCCGTTTTCCATTAAATAATAACCTCTCCAATACGGATTGCCTCAACAAAAGCTGCGGCAAAGAATTCATGGACTGATACAGGAACTTTTATTCCGAGCGCACCGAATTTTATAAGCGTAGCCGCAAGCATGAGCGCGACATTATGCCAGTCGATATAATACGGCACTTCCTCGAATGTCATTTCTCCCTTGACGATAAGAAGGACACACCTTGCTACGCACAGCTTTGAATAGTCCACAGGCTCCTGACGCGCCTTGTCCTCGTCGCTCAACGGGTCGTTTACGTGCACAGGCTTAAGGTTTATGTAAGCAGTATCGATAAGCTTCTTAATCGAATCCCAGTCCATATTGCTGTCGTTTGTCTTATAGCCTGCATTGTACTCGATATAAAGTTTAAGAGAATCAGTAATGAAGTCTGACAATGCGGAAAGCTGCGCCTGAAATACAGAATCCCTTGTCTGGTCAAGCGCGAACACAGCCGCAGCAGATTTCATGTTTTCCATATCGAAACTTGCGTTCTGAATTCCGGCAAGCTCGTACATGGCTGATTTATATTCCGTAACAGTCGCAGGAAGCTGAGGGTCAAGCGGAGTAGGATTAATAACAGTCATTAAAGTATCAAGAGGACGCTTTGAATCCACGTAAAGGCACTCGCCTGCGCCGTTTGTAATCGCCTTTACAGCAAGCTCAACATCAGAATTGAAAACAGGTGTCGCGCCCTTGTACATACGGATAAGCTGCTGCTGCTTCGCGTTTATCTTGTTTATTTCCCTCTGCAACGGATAAAGAAGGTCAAAAAGGCTGGTTCCTGTAGCCGCCTGAAACCCTGTGTCCCACCGCATGACCGCTACAAGAACCCTGTCAAAAGGATAGTCATATTCCGGCAAAAACTGTCCGTCTATAGATACGATACATTTATGTTCCTTGCTGTTAAAGAACATGCACAAATCTACACTCGGCTTACTCCGCGCATGGTCAAGAATCTCTGCCTTTTTCTCAGGGTCAGTTATATGCCCTACATACTTTTCAACTTCTGTTGAAGGATAACAGTAATCACGGTATAGCATTTGAGTGATTTTATCCTTGTTGAGCTGGCTTTCAAAAATACCTACTTGGTAGTCACTTGCCTTAAAAAGCTCTCCTGTGAACGGATCAAGAATCGAGTACGCGAAACCAAGAACAGAAGAATCATGGAAAGCTTCCATGCTCTTTCTGAAGAATTTATCCTTCGTTATGTACATACGGAGAATTCGCTCAACCTCGTCCTTGTAGATGATGTACTCGTAGTTCTGGTCTTCCGAGAGAAGGTAAGGCACAAACTGCACGGAACCCAAGCGCGATGTAACTTGGTCTACAATCTGCTTGAGGTAATTTGAAGACATACCTGTACCTGTGTCGGCCCTCTCTTGGTCTGCCCATGTAAAAGGCGGCGCATTATATGCCATTGATGTAGAATCCCTGAACCTGAGCGACTTGAACATCTTGTTATAAAGCGCACAGATTTTCAAGAATTCCTTTGAATATTTGTTCTCGATAATGCTGTTAAGACGGTAAAAAACGTCCGACATTTCCTCCGGAATTTTCCAGTCATCTACTGCCTCGCCGGGGTAAAGTGTCGGTCTTGCCACCTGCAATATCTTGTCATATACATAAGTTACGCCACCGTTTACGGTCATTTCTTAACTCCTCTCGTGCTGTTCATGCGGATAAAATTGTTCACGGCGGCAGCGTCGTCAAGATGATTGAAAATATCGTCATCGGCACTAAGACTGCTTTCTTCTCCGTATACCGCCGTCATGCGCATTTTATGTCCGGCAGGACTTTCAAGCTCAATCTGAATAGTCTGATGAAGCGTCTTCGCGGCCTTTTTAATCAGGTACTCAAAAAACTCCACGGACCAGACTTGTTTTGAAAGAATCCTCAAAGCCTTCCGTCTTTTTGCCTGTTCATAATGTATCGCAATAATCTGCCTTAAAAGTCCGGGTTCTTTCTCAATTTTATTATGTTTCATCTTTCCTCCAAAACTACCTGTTGCCGAGAACATTCCAGAGCGCATATCTCATCGCCACAATAAGGTCAGGGTGGTAAGCCCTGTCGTCAATTTCTGAATAAACTTCTCCGTTAGGGCCGCGCAGCAGAATTGTAGATATACACTCATGCTCTGCGTCGCCGCCTTCCTGCAACAGAAGCCGCCCTGTTCTGAAAAGCTCATTTGTCTTATCCCACATCATCTTCTTTTCAGTCTTGTGCGCGTTCTCAATCTGCAAGGAAAGCTTCTCGTATTTTTCCCCGTAATCTGAAAGATTTACATTTACGGCAAGTTCGTCCGTTATATGCTGGTCGTTGTCGTCGGCGGACCAGAGAATATTTTTGTTGAGCTGTTTCAGTGATTCGGCATTGTATGTTGATTCCGGGGCAGTCATAAGCAGGTTGAGCGAAAGAATCCAGCACTCCTTAACTTTTTCCTTGAGGTATTCAAGCTGAGTTATTGACTTATCCTTAATATCAAGACGGTTGAATTTTGTCTCAAACAGCTCATAGCCCCTTCCTTCGTCGTCAGACCACGCGAGCGCGAACAGACAGTCGTTATCTGAAACACCATAGTCTACGCCGATAAATATTCTTGAAATCTTCCATGCAGGGAAAGCTTCTTTTTTGTTGAATGTCTTGTAGTCTGGATAAAGAACAAGCTCGTCATCATAAGCCCATTCTCCGAGATATTCACGGCGGACGGCAGGCATATCCCAAGTAAGGCCTTTTTTGGCAATTTCAGTGTTTACGAATTCTTCCCTTGCCTCAACTGATACAGGGTGAGGGTTGTCTCTCCAAGTCCAGTGGAAATGCGGAACATCCCAGTTCTTCCAGGCCATTTCTCCGTATGTTCCGCGAATCTGCGGCGGTGTTCCGGCACAGATAAACTTATAGTCATCGGCATAGTCCATCTGCATAGGCTGCAATACTTCATCCTGAAGGTACTGAAGAAGCTCGCTCTTAAGGTGGAAGAACTCGTCGATGATGATAACCTTCGCGCCCTTACCGCGGATCTGGTCAGGGTCTTTTGTGTTTGAAAGACCGCGCACCAGAAGCTTTGAGCGGTTGTCCATTTTCCGCCAGTTGAAACGGTTGCCCTTCTTGTCCTGCAAATGGCACGAATCAATAATCTTGTTCATCGCGTCATCTACGATACCTTCTGTAAGCTCAAGCGTCTCGCCGATATAAATACAGGTCGTGTTCGGCTTTCTAAGACATTCGATAAGCGCGCCAGCAACCAACATGTGACTCTTCCCACTGCGTCTGCTGCAGCAGACAAGAACCGTACCGTTGCCGGCGTTGAGGACCTGAAGCTGCTTGTCAAACAGCGTATGGATAATCATGTAGATGTTGTAAGCATTGTCGTAAGAGAGGCTTTCCACGCGAGTTTCGCCCGGTCTTCCGTCTACGCGGTCGATAAGGTATATAAGGGCTTTTGTATCTCTGTGCATTACGGCGTTCATGTAGAGCGTTCTCAACAGGTGATTGCGCTTCTTTCCGTCATTGCCTGTAATGCTCATCGCATAGTCAGTAACGAAATCAAGTTCCTTCTTTGCCTGTTCAAGCCTTATTTCAAGAATCTTTGTCTGGTTCTTTGTAAGGTTCACAACGCCTTTATCAGTCTCAAGTGCGCCCCGGATAGCTCCCTGCGAAAGAATGTTAAGCCATTTTGAATATGATTTTTCAACAAACATTACAGCCAGTTCCGGGTCTTTGGCTATAAAGTCAAATACAGGAATACCGGCATCAGAAGCAGCGTCATATATGCTGTCAAAGGATTCGTCGATAACATCCCTGCGTTCAGGCCTGTGCCACGGCTGTATAGCGTCCTCGGCAAACATGCTTCTGGTAAGCTCGGTAAACGACATTGAGGCGTTATTCTGGGCTTCTTTTGTTTCTGTTTCTTCCTGTAAAATCGTATCCGACATTTACTACAAAATCTCCAAAAAGTCAAATTGTCCGAGAATCTCAAGAACACGCTCTTTTGTAATCGGGCAGCCTGCGTTATCTATTGCACCGTCCTTTACACGTATTCTGATAGTGTTCTCGGCCTTAATATTCACCTGTCTGTCTATCACCGGCTTTATGCCGGTTTTTTTTACGCCCACCACAAACCTGTTGATGGACGGTGCGCGGTAGTCAGGTATAGATACCGTGAACTGTTTGACACCCATTCTGGTGATAGTGCCATAAGAACTTGTGATTTGCAGCAGGGCTTTCCTTGCGTCGTTCTCGCAGGCGGCCTCGATGAATATACACGGAAAGTCTTCCCTGTTTATATCAGGCTCGCTGAACGACAGCCGTTTCAAAGCTTCAAGCCGTCCGTGTCCGTCAAGCAGATAATTCTTTCCGTCATGCTGCCAGACCGCAAAAGGCATCATCATGCCCTCCGTCTTAATCGACCTCATCAGCTCATTTATTTCAGTCTCAGTCCTCTTCTTCAAGTTGCCCTGAAAAGGAGTACAGTCGCCAATGCGGATCGTTCCCTGCGCTACACAGTTCAATTTAATCATAACAGCTCCTCTTGAAATTGTAAATTACAATGTAAATTATTTTTCATAATATCCCCGTTTCCGCGCTTTTTCAAGCATTTAGCTAATAAAAAATTTACTGCATGGGCGTGGTTTTTCTCAGTCAAACTTCTGCGTTTTCCGCTACCTGTATACTTTTTCATACATATAAGCCAATGTGTATAAAAAATCATACACCTTTGTATACTTTTGTTTACACTACCGCCTACAGCAATACTCAGGGTTTTTTCAGGATTTTCAGGAAAAAATTTTTGGACTGTTTTTGCCTTCGGGTTTTTATTCGTTTTTGGAGAAAAAATTCTCTGTGTGTGTAAAAGTACTCGGCACCTTCCGCCTTATCCCATAATATATATTTTGTCAATAGCCACAGCGTATATTTTACAAACAATTAACAATACAGCTACCGGGGCAGATTGTAACACGATTGTAAACAGCTTTGTTGTATTTATTCCCTTAATCGTTTTACATCAATTTACATAAATCTATCTTGACTTGTGCCGTATATGGTGTATGATTGCATTGTAAAGGGTTTATTGTGTAAAGGGTTTTATAAAGTAAAAGCATTTGACGGAATGGAAAATACTTTTACTTACTTATAACCCGAAACACTTAAAAACCTTTTACAAATAGTTTACATAAAAAGGGTTTACAAAAACCCAATTATGCCCAATAATAAAAATGTAAGAAACAAAGATTATTATATAGCTCATGTATAAGGTTATCCGCATATATAAGACTATTAATAATAAAAGCTCTTGTTAAGGGCTATATATAACAAGCTATGTTAATAGCTATAGAAAAGAGGTGTTACTATGACATACCAGCAGAAACAGCGCAACGATTATTTTTATTGTATCAGTGAAGACGACAAAAACAAAGAACAGCGTAATATTATGCGCTTTGATTCTACCGTCAAAATTAGAAGTGATAAGGGTTTTTCACTCTCTAAGAAACAACTTTTTATTATTAAACTTTTACAACAAATGCCCGAAAATTGCACACAATCAATAGATTCTTTAACTTGTGCATGGTTAAAAGAACAACGCAAAAACGGCAACTTTGCAAGCGGTGACGTTATAAACGGCGCTGACATTAAAAAAGCAATTCAGTTTATTTATATAAACTATGAAAAGCTTTTTGAGCTTTACCAGAACAGCAAAGGCAATTTTTTAATTAAGCAAGTGCCATATATTGAAGCGCTTACAACATTAAAAATTGTAAAAGCCTAAAACTTTTATAGTCTTGTATGACAGATAAGATTTTTTCTTGTCTGTCATTATAAGCCGATAAAAGAAAATAGAATCTTTTAAGGCACTATAGAAAAGCGTTTTTATTAAAACGGCGGTATCTAATACCATAACCGAAAAACATAACTTTTCTAATAGTCTGTTTTTCTTGCCTTATCTGTTAAGGATAAGGAACAAAGCAAGCGCAATGTAAAGGGTATTTCGTGCAATGCTCGCTTTGTTTGTTCTTTGAAAAACTTGAAAACGCTTCTACTTATTGCAAAGAAAAAACGCTTTGTTTATTACTGACATAATAATCATATAGCATTTTCTATCTTTTTGCAACAATTAATTTTAAGCCGTTTTCTACTGACTTTTGGGCAACCCCCAAAAAGATTTTTATGCAAGGGAATTCGCCTCTTGAATACTCACCACAAAAAGCGAAAAGCAAACGTATATTTTCGGTAGTGCCTTACGGCATAAATTAAAATATACGGTAAATCGACATTCTATTTTTATGGGGAGGTCATCCGCACCTATCCCCATTTTTTAGCGCAAGGCAAGCGCATTTAACAAGCAATGAAAATATAAAGCTGTTTTATCCGGTTGCAATATCGGCTTGCGCAATATCGGTTTTATATCTCTTTTGTTGAGATGTAATTTTTTTATACAGCTGTAATTATACAGCAAAGGGGGCTTTTTATGTTGCTTGAAAGAGTTTCACATAATGCAAGCTATGTCTGCAAAACTCAGACTGGCTGTGTTTGGACTGTCGGCGTTCATGTTATAGGAACAGCTGGCAATCTTGCCAAATTTGGTCTCGCCTATACAGACGGCGAAGAATTTTGGGATTATACAGAGTGTGACGAATACACAGCTCTTCATTATGGTGAATCGATTTATTAAAAAGGGAGGCAAATATGTCTGATTCTCAGATTTTGGATTTATTGTGTGAAAAGTGGCGTTTTTTAACAAAAGACGCTAGAACAAAAGAACGCCTTGAAGAAGTCTGTGCCCGACGTTGGGCAAAAGTCATTGCAGAAAATGACAGTACACAAAAACGCAAGGCAAGAGCTTTGCAAAATGGGAGGGTTCTTGTATGAATAAAAAATTGCAGCTGGTTTTTGCGTCGATGTTCGACAAAAATTCTACACTAATTTTCTCAAGAGATTCTGACAGAGAGGAAAAAAACTATGCCTTTACTGTCGATGTTATTTCTAAAGACGGCGACAAGGCAGCTTTCATTGCCTTGTTAGAAATGTCGGATTGTGGTAGCCAATATGGCTTATCTGCCTACTCTATCTACAAAGCATTTGGAAAAGAAGTCAGAAATTTCTTTGACTGGAAAGAAATATTATAAAGGGGGGTATTTTATGCCTAAACATGAAGAATTTGTAAGAGATGAGTTTTTGTTCAGTCTTACAGGTGATTGTATCACTATTTTTGACATGAACACTGAAAAGAAAGTAAGTCAGTATTTTTATGCTGATATTTATGAAGCTGCTGCAAATTTCAACGCATTTCAGCAAGTTTTTGCAAAATAATGGAGGCATAACATGAAAAAAACTTACGAAAACTTTTCATGCCGGATTTCCCCCGGCTTTTATGAAAGTAATCTGTATAACAGCGATACTTTGTACAATCTGGATTATGGCTGTATGCCTGATAATTTCTGCTATGATTTTCCAAACGGAGAATACCAGAAATTCAAAAAAGAAACTTGTGAAGCATGGGTTTCTGCAATCAAAGACAACTTTGAAGAAAATCCGCTGAACATGGAGATTGGAAGCTTAAAAAACTTATGGTCTCCACGTTTCTATAACTTCTCAACTGACAGAATCAGTTTTAACGTGACTGTAAATCTCAACAGCCTTAAAAAGTTCTGCTTCAAAGACAACAGGGCTGATTTTGATAAATATTTACATGAACACTGGTCTTCTTATGACGGTTTCATTTCTTTCATTCCTAACAGTGTGTTTCGGTTTGAATCTGAATACAAAGAAGGTAAAGATGTTTCAAATCTTCAAAATATTATGATTGAATACTATCTTTTGAAGTTTATTGACTTTGAACACGTTGAAATGGACGTTATGGAAAGCGATTATGAGCGTTTATACAATCATATTGCTTTACAGAACACAGAGGACTTGTCTTTTTGGAATTATGAATATGATAACAATACAGACAAGGTTATTCCTACTACAAAAATAGCTTAAGGGGTTTACCATGAAAGAACTTAACGAAACTGATGTATTGATGTTACGCAAACTGGACGAAGTAAGGCAGCATTTTCAAGAATTTGACCATGATTTCCGTATTTTGGAAGCCTGCTTTGTCGGTTCTTGTTCTTATGACGGCGAAACAATCAAAGACCGTAACGAATTTGACCATCTTATTAAAGGCGATTTGGTAGAATACCGCAAGCCTATTGAATTCGCTGCAGAATATGACGGTCAAAAAGTCTACGGTATGGACGATTGGAATGGCGATTTTTCCGAACAGTTCAGCCCCGGAATGTTCTTCAATGTTGAGATTGTAGAATGGTTTCTTGACTGTGTACCGCCAGAATCTCATAGCCTGACTTATATTCAGTGTGGAGAACCGTATTCACACATTGACGGCAAGGCTACTTACACAACTTTTGAATGTGTAAAGGGAGATATAAACAAGACAGATTCAGTATGGCGTTATTGCGGACACTGTTTTTCTAAGGAAAGAGTAGAATACAAAGGAAAATAATCATGGGAAACAAAATCAGCTTTTATCAGCATAACTTTCTGGACTGTCAAAGATGTCCAGATATTAAACCAGAATGGATTTACGCTATCTGGGTTACAGACGGATATTCATTTCATGCTGCTAGTTTCAAGACTGAATCACAGTTAAAAGCCTTTGCAAAGAAGCTCGGTTTTACTTATGAATGGACTTCTGAACGTGAAGACGGTTACAAAGAAGGCTTCTGTTCTCATAATATCTTTGACCATGCTCAAGACGAAGAACCTCTTGAAAAATGGAGAAGCTATTATAACAAAGCTTTTTTCAGTGGTTTAGAATCATCTAAAAAGCTGGGTCGAAAATGGCTTGAAAACCATTTTGAAGACATTCAGCAGGCTTATAATATCAATCCAAAGAATCTGGAACAAGCACACAAATTCAAGTGTCTTTCTAACGGTTCTATTGTGGACGGTTTCTTTACAAACGATGGCAAAACTATAAAGATTTACCGCTGTAATCCAAACGCAAAGAAGTTTTATAAACCTCTTTCCACAGAAAAACATATCGCTTATCAGCGTAAATATGGAGTGTATTAATATGACACGAAAAGAAGCAATAGAAATGTTTATCGAGATTAGCAGGCCTTACAATGATTACTATGAAATGCAGCTCGCATGGTCTTGTTTTGTTGATGGATTGTGCAGAGATAAAACAATCACTTTGCGCCAGTATAACAACTGGTCTACACCATGCACAATAAAAACTTTCAAAAGATTCAATGATAAATTAAAGGCGGTACACTACAATGAAAAGAATTAAGCAATTCAATTTTACAAATTACATTCCAGAATTCGCACATCCTGTATTAAATGCTGTGCATTTCGCAGAGGGAAAAAGAATAACAACTGACGGCAAGTATCTTATTGCTATTGCAACAGAATATCCTCCGCAAATGGAAGGCATTTCTTTGTGTAAAGATTTTACTATCAACAAAGAAACATATCCAAACTGGAAGAAAGTTGTTCCTGATGTATCTACTGGATACACTTCTTACAAAATTAAGCCAGATAAATTAAGACTTGCTTATCATCTTAAAGGCCGCTTTATCCGTATCAAAGATTCAGAATTGCTGCTCGGATATATCAAGCCTTATATCTTTGATGTCGCTCTGGAATTTGTTTGTCAATATTTTAACGCAAAGCTTTATATTCCAGATAATCGAACATCTGCATGGATGATTACAACTAACGACAAAGATACTTTCTTTGTATTTATGCCGGGCTACTTTTCAGAAGATGATGATATTCATGCAGATTTTGAACTGAATATTTCAAACGGAAACTTAACTACATTCGGAGATTAAATTATGGGTTGGACAGGTTATTATACAAGCAGAACAAACAAAGATGAATGTATTCATCTTATTTCACATTTCAAAGGTACTTGTAAAAAGTATGTAATGAAAGGTAACAGCTTTTACGCTCTTATGACCTCAGAAAAAGGCGAAGACTGGGTATTATTACTACTTACACAGCGTTACAAAGGTGAATTCCGATACAAAGATATTCAGTGCAGCCCTTATGAACATGGTGGTATACCTGCTTCTATTCTTAAAAGCTTTGTGCCGTCTGATGAAGAAAATGCAAAGTGGCTGAAAGAAAATCTTGAGCTTCTGGAAAAAGAAAAGCAATTACAGAAAAAAAATGAATGTAATTTCGGCGATGTTGTACATTGTAAGAATACAGGTATGACTATTTCTTGGAGTAATGGCAAGCAAATACCAAACGGAGAAGATTTCTTTGTCCGTGTTGATGTACTTAATCCTTTCAGCAAGAAAAGAATAAAGTCTTACAGAGTTGTAGAAAAGATAAACAAAAACGGAACTGTTTGTTTTTATCCAACTGGTTACAGAATCTCTTCTTCTTGTTTGAAACGAATTGAAATCTTGAATAAAGAGGTTACAGCATGAACAATATCGTAATTCCAAAGACCGTCAGTGATTTTCACATAACTTCTAACGGCCATGTATGGATTGACGGCATTATGGGAGGCTCTGTAGAAATGTCAAAAGGCGGTAGATATTACACCGCAAAAACAGTTCAAAGAGCTTTGAATAACTACGACAAAAGATACAAACAGTACCTTAAAGAATATATGAGGGGATTGGAGGGCTAAATGAACATTACAATCAACCAGACACAGAAAATTATTGCTGCTCTTGAGCTTCTTTCAAGCAAGAAACTCACAGCAGACCAGAAGACTATCGTTGATGAAGCTTATAAAGCTATTAACGAGTGCGCAAAGAAGCAGATTGAAACCAATGCAAAGTCTTATGAGCGTATCAAGAAAAGAAGAGAAGAGAATCCTTCTTACGCCCGGGAAAAGACACGCAAGCAGGGCAGAACTCGTGTCTGCGTAGCTGATTTTATTAAGGAGTAAGCCATGTCTGAGAAAAAAACTTGTAAATATTATCAATACGCAACCTACAGCACTTGCAGTAGTTGTAAACTTGACGGCAATTATACAAATTGCTATGGGAATATAAACAAATGCAAACATACTACTAACAGGAGTAAGCCATGTCAGTTGAAAAAATATATATAGAATTGGTACGTCTTAAAATTGAGAGCGCACATCATAAGCTTGATTATGTACGAAACTTACTCAAAGAATTGTTTGAGCTGCCTTTTGAAGTAACTCATTTGAATTCAGAACAAAGATGTACATTTGAAAACATCTGCGAAGACCTAAAAAAATTTGTAAAGGAAGAATTATGAAGAACATTTATATTCTGTATGCTTGTGATGGATGGAAAAGCTTAGACAGTTTCCGTACAGAAGTTGTTACTACTTCAATAAGAAAACTGAAAAAAGAAATTAAGAACAGGGTTCAGAAAAATGATATGGAAGTCGGTAACGACAGTATGTATGAGCAACTTATGAAAGACGCGCTATCCGGCTCTCTTTTTACAGAAGAGCTTAATAGGATATTAGAATACGGATATATAGAAGTCTGGAATGATTAAGAAGCTCTGGAAAAATCTGGCTTTACTGTAGTCTACAATGAAATCGGAAGAAACGGTTTTGTTGATGTAACTATCTCATGGTAAATGCAGTTATGCTTAACTAAGCAAGGGAGAAATAATTATGGACGCTAATACATTACTTTCAAGTATTCTTGGTTGTGGAATCGGTGACATTAACTATCTGTTTTCGGGTATGGACGACAAATTGTTGTGTGACACTATTGATGAAATACACAACGAAGACATGGAAATGTCAGCAGAAAATCTCTGGACAGAATGTATTCAGTTTGCTGCTGAAAGAATTTTCAAGACCCAAAGTGATTTTATCAGCACAGTTTTCAACTGTATAGATAGTCATGTCTGGATTAATAAGAAATACATTCAGTTCATTGAAGACTTTGAAGAAAAGAAAGACAAGCTTGAAGAACTTACAAACGAAACACTCGAAATATGGGAGGTTTAATCATGTCTGAAATTGATATGCGTCGGCTGATTATTGCTGGCAATGCTTACTTCGGTGTATGCGATAAAGCCGGAGAAAACATCGGAGCGCAACTTTCTTGGCTTAATGAATGTGTTTTGAACAGACCAGAAGCTATTGCTAAACAATTTGTAATTGTACTTTAAGGGGTAGGAGGTTTAACTATGCCAGAAGAAAAAGACTTTGAAGAATTCTGTCCGTTCTGTGACGGATACACACAGTTCAATCTTGAAGACGTAGACCGAAATGGTTTTATTAAATGCAAGCATTGCGGTGAAAAAATTCACGCCTGCTCTATCTGTGCCATTAATATGGACGGAGAAAATTGCGGTAAATGTGGCTGGTCTTCAAAAAAGACAAACAATAAATGGAAGTGCGGAGTGTCATCCGCAGGTTACAGGGGGTTTTGACCATGTTCAAAAACATATACAATCCTTTTTCCCTTATCAGCAGAAAAGGAAAGAAATATCTGGCAAGAACAATACATTTTGACAGCTCTTTCTACGGCTGCCATGTATATGAACTTGTAGGAACTACACGTTTATTCAATGTTCTCTTACCAGATGAAGATGAAAAGGATAGCGACATTTACGATGAAATATTCGTATTCGTTCCGCTCTGGGTTCTGTTCACTGGAAACAGAAACATTATTAAATATATCCAGAAACATATAATACATGAACTATAAGGAGTGAATAATTATGAATGATGAAGATGTTCTTTGTGTAATCAGGTGGCGCATAGATGATGTAGCAGTAGCTTTTGAAAAAATTCATGGACGTAAACCAACTAAAGATGAACTGGATACCTGCCTTGAAAATCTGAATACGAAGCTTCTGGAAGAAGTTTGTATCGAAAGAGGTTGGGATATAATTAATCTTGCATGTGAATAAACAGGTAAAGGAGTTTTGAAATGAAGAAAGACGGCGAAGTAGACAGACTGTATAGAGTTATCAGCGAACAGCTTGAAAAAGCAGAAAAAGAACTGCAAATTTTAAAAGAAGCTGTCATTGCATACTCAGATAACCATGAACCATTGAGTTTATACAGTATTGACGGCGGAGAACTTGAGCGGAAAATTGACGGCTTGGTTTTTGTGAATAGTTGGATAATTGACCGATTAGGCCACGTAAACCCAAATTCTAAAAAAAGCTATACACATAAAATCAGAAAGGCGTTGGGCTATAACTGTTAGGGAGTGAATATGACAAAAAAACGTTTTGAAGAGCTTGTAGAAAAAAAAGACTTCAACTCTGCAATGAAAGCTTTGTATGAAGAAAGCTACTTTCTTACTACCTATGATATGTTAAAAAAGTACGCTGTGCATCAATTGAATAAAGATAATGTTGGATTTGAAAAGGAGTAATAACATGGAAATCCAGAAAGCAACGCAGTTTATTGATGATGTATTGTATGATGACTGCTTTGACAGCAGCCCTTACAAGAATGACGTGGTTCTGGTTCTGACACAGAATGAGATTGACGAGCTTTACATAGCTCTCAATGAGTGGGTTCAGCAGCACAATATTGTCAGAGTTCAGACTGTTGCAGGTATCAATAATGATATAAAACATTTTCTCGAAGAAATACGGAATGACGAGGGAGGAAGATAATAATGAAATACTATATTCTTGCAACACGGTTAAGCCTTGACGGCTATCCAGAACAGCTGATAGTCGGTTATGACAACAAGCCGACTGATAATTTTGACGAAGTTCTTCTCTTTGATTCAATGAAAAAAGCCCAATCTTGGATTGATTCTGATGCAGCAAAAGAATGGCACGGCTGTTCTTTTGACATTATGAAATTTAATTAAAGGAGTGAATATGCTTCTTGATTTCTTTGAAAACCTTACAGGTGATTATGACATTGCATGTATAATTACAGATTTTGTTGTGGTGACAGGTATTATTTTTCTTTTCGTAATACCATTTCTTATCCCTGTCTTTAGGAATTCTTACTTCATCGATAAGATGAACAAGAAAAACAAAAGACAGACCAATGACTTTAATACTCAGCTCTCAAAGCTTCTCGGAGATACCGAAAAGGATATGAAAATTGAAGCTCTCAAAGCTGAAATTGAAAGGCTGAAAAGGGAAAAGAAATGAACAAGAACGTCATGCTTGAAGCCATAAGAAATAAACTTGAAGTTCTTATGGCAGAGTACAGACGCTTCTTTGACGACAGCTACAGCCCCGGTGGGGCAGCTGTGTCAAGATGCAGAAAACAGCAGGAAATCGACCAGATGAAACTTCTGTTCGATGTAGTAAAAGCCTGTGACACAGATATTCCTATGGAACCTCGTTCAGAGAAGTTCTTTAGGAAATATACAGGCATGTAATCCGCAGGTAAGGAGATATAAATATGATATACAACTTTATGATTACGGAATACCTTCGCCGCTCGGTAAAGGTAGAAGCACAGAGCGAAGATGAAGCTTATCAGATTGTGGAAAATCTTGTAAACAATGAAAAGATTGTTCTTACAGCAGATGATTTCTGTGACCGTGATATTGAATCCATGTCAACATTCACTGACGGTCAGGTTGACACACATGATGCTTCATACAAAGCGGACGAAGACTTTACAAAAGGAGATAAGAAATGATTATTTCAAAGAAAAAGCTCAAGAAACTCATTGACAAGGCATATTCAGACGGTTTTGCAGACGGTGCTAACAATGCAGATGCAGATGTTATCAGCTCTGTCAAATGGGTGGAGAATGATATAAGGTTGGCTTACTTCAATCATTACAAGGTCAGCGCAACGGACAGAGAGATTAAGGAAATCATAGACAGATGTGACTGGGCAGGTCTTGAATCTAAGAGCATAGAATGTGGCTGGAACTTCATAAACAGCGCAGTTGCAAAAGCATGAATATGGAATGCACTTTAAGAATGTAGATTCTGATGTTCTTGATATATTCAATAAAACTAAGAGGGGTAAGATATGAAAGACAATGAAATCAGATTTATACACAGGGAAGAAACATTCACCGACCTTGCTGTAAGGGAACTCGCCGAGAGCTGTGCGGCCTGTATCTGCCGTTTACAGTTCAAACGCTGTACCGAAGACGAGTGCGAACATTGTCAGGAAGGTATGGCTTTCAGAAGGTGCTACAGTCAGATGTCAGACTACGACAGGCAGCGTCTTAACACATATCTTAGACAGGCTTATGTAAGGAACGCCGAACACCCTGAAATGTGGCGTACGTTCTGGGGAAATGTATGGCACGTTATCCTTGCCATTCTCGGTTTCTTCGTGATTATGATACTGGCTGCATTGTTGCTTACACAAGCTGAATGTGACAAGCCGAATAAAAGACAGGTAAAGAACAGCTACGCTTCTATATCTCTGGATATGAAGACTAAGGTTGTAAACAATATCCGTTATACGCAGTACAATATCTATGACGTTACGGCGGACGGCAAGAAGAACTGTCAGGACTACACGATTCTGTTCTACCTTTTCTGGCAGGACAGATACCCGGAAGACAAAGACAAAGTGTTCTTTGTAAGGAACAAGAATCCGTTCACAGGCATGAACCACATGTTCATCTACATGATAGACCATGACGGCAAGGGATTTTATCTCGAACCGTGGGCTAAGAACAACAAGAAATTCCTTATGTTTGACAACTGGGATTACGAATACAATTCAGCCTACAACGAGATAATGCCGGAAGAGCATTATATGAAACGAGCCGTCAATGCAGTTTACCGCAAGAGATGGGCAAAGGAGCCGCCAAAATGAACTGGAACTTTGGAGATGTTACAGAAGTTGTACCGAATGTTTTCGGAAAGATTCTGAACCAGTATGAAAACGGATTTGAAACCACAGCCGGCTTCGTCGAGAAACTGAACATCAACAACGACATGCTTTCAGTTACATACGATTCCGACCATGCGGAGCAGCTTCCGTTTAATTGGAATGAATCTTTATGGCTTGACGACAACAACAAACGCCAAAAACTGTCAGACATTATCTGGGAGAACAGGTCTAAAAGCAAGCCTGTATATTTAATGGAAGACGGTTCTTATTCATGGACTATAACAATGTGAAATATTTCACATGTAAAATGAATGTAAAACATGAAGGTCATCCGCAGGTATAATGTTGACTTACATGGTTTTACAGATTATCATTAATAAAAAGACAGCTTGGATAGCTTCTCTACCTATCTAAGCTGTCTTGTACAGCTTGAAGTCCTATGAATTGTCATGTAGAGAACATCTGGTAATAAAAACAATTCCTCTCCCGCCAGATGTATGACGTTCGTAGGACTTTTTTTTATTTAAGGAGTATGGGTTTGATAACAACAGTTGAATATCAATTAAGGGCGCATGAGTTTGCCTTTTACGGCAAGCCTGTTATAACAGAAGAAAGTAAACACCACGGACACTTTAAGACTTTGAAAGTCAAGAATACCTGTGATTATGTTTACCCTGCTCTTGGGCTTTCTGAGGAAGCTGGCGAAGTATGCGGAAAGTTTGCAAAGATTATCCGCGATAAAAACGGCGACTTGTCTGAAAATGACAAAAATGAAATCTCCAAAGAACTCGGAGACTGCCTTTGGATGATTGCAGAATTGTGTACAGTTCTCGGTCTTAAACTCCACGAAGTTATGGAGCAGAACATCAATAAGCTTGAATCAAGAAAACAAAGAAACGTTCTTGCTGGTTCTGGCGACAATAGATAAAGGAGATAATATGACAGGGTACGAAAAAGCCTACGCAGAAATGTTGGATAAAAAAAAGAGATTGACGGACAAACTTGATAAAGTCCGGGGTAAGGACTTGAGCCTTGAAATCTTTTACCGCAATGCCATTTACGGATGTGAAAGAAAACTTAACAATATGACAATCGAACAAGCGGAGGCAACAGTATGATTGTTACAAACAAACTTAAATTGCCTATGGCCTTTGTAAAGGCTGTATCAACCGAAAAACACAACAAAGAGGGTGAATTCTCTGCAACCACTTTACTTAAAGGCTGTAAGGACATTATTCTTACAGACCGACATTGGGATGAAATCGAAGTAGATGCAGCAGACAGAGTTTGGGCACTCTTCGGCTCTACTCTCCATAAGATTCTGGAAGAGTTCGATGACGGGAACTTCCATGAAGAAAAATTCACGCTCAAAGTTGAGAACTCTGTCATCACAGGAACAATCGACAGTTACGACATGGTGAACGGCGTAGTATATGACTGGAAGACCGCTTCAATCTGGAAGACAAAGTTCAAGGACTTCAAGGACTGGCACAGACAGGGATTGACCTATGCCTGGCTTCTCCGCAAGAACGGTCTTGAAGTTAATAAATGCCGCTTTGTTGCCCTGTTAAAAGACCACAGCAAAAGCAAGGCAAGAACGGATGAAGAATATCCTATTTCACCTGTTATTACATACGAATTCGATGTTATGGATGAAGAAGTAGAGCAGCTCGAAAAGGAACTTCTTGAAAAGATTCCGATTCTTGAAGCTTATTACAAACTTCCAGATGATGAAATTCCACCATGCACAAAGGAAGAACGCTGGGCAGATGATGACAAGTATGCCGTTATGAAGAAAGGTGTAAAGAAAGCTGTAAAGGTATGTGATTCAGAAGACGAAGCAAATGCTCTTGCAGAAGAATCAGGCCCCAATTTCTATGTAGAACACAGACCTGCAATTTCACGTAAATGTCTTGATTACTGCGACTGTAAACAGTTCTGTAATTTTTACAAAAACATGATTAAAGGAGAATAATTTATGGCAGCTGAAGACTTGAACAGTGTAGCTCTTGTCGGCAGGCTTACAAGAGATCCCGAAGTTAAATATACAACTTCCGGTGTAGCCAAAATGTCTTTATCCATTGCGGTGAACCGCTCGGTAAAGGATAACGGACAATGGAAGCAGGAAGCTTCTTTCTTCGATGTTGTGTTCTGGGGAAAGCAGGCCGAAGCACTGAACCAATATCTTTTCAAAGGAAAGCAGATTGGCGTTACAGGCAAGCTTGAACAGCAGAGATGGACGACACAAGAAGGAAATAAAAGCCGCATAATCATCAATGCTGATTCAATACAGCTTCTAGGCGGCGGACAAGAAAATGGAGGGGGTCATCCGCAACAAAGCAAACCGTCTTCCGGCAGTTATGATAATTATTCTTATGGAAATGGTTATCCGGCTGATGATTACGCTTTCTAAGGAGTAGAACATGGACAAAACAACATCAATGGAAATTTACAATTCTTTAAGCCGTCCGCCTAAAGACGCTTTGAAACAAATTACAGGCGGAAAGCTTAACGGTAAAACTGATATTAACCCACAGTGGAGATACAAGGCAATGACAGAAAAGTTCGGTCTTGTAGGTATCGGTTGGAAATACGAAATTCAGAAGCTCTGGACAGAACCGGGCGCAGGCGGAGAAGTTTTGGCGTTTGCTCAAGTTGCCGTCTTCGTCAAAGACGGAACGAATTGGAGCGACCCTATCATCGGTATCGGCGGTTCTAAGCTTGTTCAGATTGAAAAAGGTCAGCCGGTAAGCAACGACGAAGGTTTCAAGATGGCCGTCACGGACGCTTTCTCAACAAGTCTTAAAATGATAGGCGTTGCCGCTGATATTTATGCCGGCATGTGGGATGGTTCTAAATACAAGGATCCAGTGGAACTTGTAAAAGAAGTTTTTGACGGAAAAGTAGTTCCTTCTAAAAACCCGGCTTTTGTTCCTAAAGGCGGCCCTGATACACCGGAAGAAAAGAAAAGGATTATTGACCTTTTGCATTATAAAAATGAAGAAGGTCAGCCTGTATTCACAAAAGAAGAATTCAATAACTTCTGTGAAAGCCGTAAGAATTTTACAGCAAAAGAAGTTATTCAGAATATCACAAATGAACTTGGTAAGCGCGGCTATCTGGCGGAAGAAAACCCACCAGAACCACCTCAAGAAGAATTTGTCTATAACTAAGGACAATTTATGGTACAAGCCGTACTCCACAGAGTAAACTGTAACGGCCTTATATCTTTTGAACCTCCCAAAGACCTTGCAATACGCTCGGTTCTTGGGAAGGAACTCAAAACGATACACACCCGGTACAATGACTATGCAATGCTTAGTATTCAGCCGCCATATCCGCCAAGAACCACAGGCGAGGGTTCTCAGAATCATCACCTTAACGGTCATATCATGCAGATATGTAACGAAACTGGAAATGATTATGATACTGTAAAGCTTGCAATTAAAATGATAGCAGTTCAGTATCTTAACTATCCGTTCAAAACAATTGGCGGTGTAATAGTTCCTAAAAGAGAACGCGACTGTAATACACAGGAATGTGGCCTTCTTATTGAGGCAGCACACATGCTTGCAGCACAGGAAGGAATTATTCTAAGGGAGGCATAATGAGAACCAGATTATATGTTATATGGGATAACATGAAACAACGGTGTTGCAATCCACATAAATCACAATACAAAAACTATGGTGCAAGAGGCATTACAGTTTGTGATGAATGGAGAAAAAGTTTTCACAGCTTCCGAGACTGGGCTATGGAGAACGGATATACAGACAATCTTACAATCGACAGACTGGATCCAAACAGTAATTACTGTCCAGAAAATTGTAGATGGATTACAAATAAAGAGCAACAGCGGAACAAACGCAATAATGTGTATCTTACCTGCAATGGTGTAACCCAACTTATGCAGGACTGGGCTGACCAGACAGGCCTAAGCCCTTCAAGAATTAACCTGCGTATTAAAGCCGGCTGGTCTGTTGAAAGAACTTTAACAGAACCAATCCATGTATCAATGGTAAGACATTCTAAATGACAGCCAGAGAAAAAGAAGAGCGCGTTGCAAGATATAATATGAGCGGCATGAGATGTGAAGTCTGCGGTGAGCCGATTCTGTCAGGTCATCCGCAGATTGCTCACTGTATAGCAGACACGAAAGCCAATAACGCCAAATACGGCTGGTTTTTTATTCAGCACAGACTTAATTACAGAGCAGTATGCAGCCTGAAATGCAATGACGCTTGTAACATAGGGTATGACAAAGGAAAGGTATTAGACCTGCTTGCAGACATACTGCTATATGAAATGAAAAAACATTCTGGGGGTGGGGAATGAATATAGTATTATGGATTTACATCGCTGTTGTGATAATTTTCATTTACACCGTGATTAAACGATGATATAATTAATGCATGTTTGCGCCGTTGGCGATTAAACATAACGTCCGCCGTTGACGGACGAAAACAATTTTAACACTAAAAGATTCTTAGTGTCAGGTAAACTCATCAGCGTCCGCCATACGCCGAGAACACAATGAACAACGTGCGAAAATCTCAAACAATGGCATTACGGCAGCAACGGTTTTTCATGTCATTTTTCATTTCTCCGCATGAATTGCAGTTCGATTCTGCAAGCTGCCATCCGTAACAGTTCCGTTGGTTCAAGTTACAGGATATGGGCCGTTGGCTCATAGGACATTATATCCTATATTTTATCAGGTACAATCCAGAATTCCTACTGGACGCAGACACAACCGAATAACGTGCGAAAACTGCAACCAAATTGGAAATATTTATTGACAGGAAACATATTTGATGATACACTGCATTTATAATTTTCTTGACAGTTGAGATAATTCGGTAACTTATCTGAACTGTTAAGGTTCTTAAAAGCCTTATACACGACTGTTCGTTACCGGCGCAGAAATGCGTGAGCAGCGTGTGTGAGGCTTTTTTTTTGCTTAACAGGAGGTTCTTTATGAACGAATTATGTTTGTCTGAAAACATGATGTCAACAAAAGAAATTGCAGAATCTTTGGGAGTTAGTGTAGACACGGTACAAAACGCTGTGAAAACTCTCCAAACTACTTCCGAAAATTTTCCGAAGTTCAAACAAGGGCAAAGAGCTTTGTACAACGAAGTACAAGTAACCGCAATAAAACTTGAACTTCAAAACCATTCAAAGGTAAATGCTCTAACTCCAAAAACTCAGCTTGAGAAACAGCTTCTTATCAAACAGGCAATGCAATTACAAGATGAAATCATTGCAGAACTTACACAAAGAGCGGAAGCTGCCGAAGCATCTCTCGACCGGCTCACAAATGCTCACGGAGAAAAGACAGTACAAGAAGTTGCAAAGATTTTGGGTTACGGTTCTAATAACTTTTTCTCTATGCTCAGAGGAATGGATATATTTTACCGCGACAATGGAATTAATCTTCCAAGGCAACAATACATTAATTCTGGATATTTCTTCGTTAAGGCTGAGAACTACACCAAAGACGGTAAAGAATATACCTACACAAGAATATTTGTTACCGCCAAAGGTATGGGTTGGTTAGAGAAAAAACTTAAAGATTAATAACTGTTTTATTGACAGCTCATGTCTTTAATGATAAACTGGTCATATCTTGATGATTTAGAAAAACTATCCCCTTTTCTGAATCATCAAGATTCAGTACACTCTTACATAGCCTTATGCTTGACTATCCGGGGATAACGCAGAAATGCGTGGGTAGCAGGTGTGAGGCTTTTTTTTGCACTGAATAATTATTACGGAGGAAACTAATGCTTAGTTATGTAGAAAACAAAATTTACTTTTTGTCTATGGAATTGTGCGGCGGAGGAGATTGTGTAATATTACTTAGAAAAAAAATAGATGAAAATCATGGTAAGAGAATTTATGAACATTACTGCAAAGAATCTACGCAGAATCAAGATTTTGAAATTTATTACGACTTAGAAAAAAAAATAAAAAACAATACTCTCACAGATGAATATGTGAAGGAACTTTCTTAAAATAGAGGGTAGATAAATGGTACAAAGTATTACTGAATACGTTTCTTATTTTGAAGCAGGTGAAGATATGACTGATGCAGAATACGGCATCTACATGAGAGCAATTCATAAGTTTGCTTATCTTGATATAGAACCAGATTATTCGTCTTTACCACCACTTGTTAAAGCAGCTTTAAGGACTGTTATTTTTGTTATAAAGAATCCACAATTATTTCTTGATTCTCATAATCATAATTCAGAAAGAAACTGTGCTGAATACAAAAGTTGGCGTAAAAAGGTTTTAGAACGTGATTCTTTTACCTGTCAGAGATGTGGTGCAATAAATAAAAAACTAAATGCGCACCATATAAAAAGATTTGCTAAAGATATAGCGAATAGGTTTAATGTGGCAAACGGAATAACACTTTGCGTTGATTGTCATAAACTAATTCATAAAATTGAAGGAAGGTAAATTATGGAGCAGAGAGAATCATTTATTTCTTATCGTTCGTTTCACGAAGCACTTAAAGATTTGACACTTGAACAATACGGTCGTGTCATGTATGCAATAAACGAATACGCTTTATATCAGAATGAAATTGAATTAAGTGGAATAGAAAAAACTTGTTTTATTCTGATTAAACCGCAACTTGAAGCCAATATTAAACGTCAAGAAAACGGTAAATACGGAAGTTTAGGGGGGAGACCTAAAAAAACAGAAAACCCAATAACAACAAAAGAAACAGAAAATAAAAACCCTATGGGTTATTTTTCTACAGAAAACAAAAACCCTAATGATAATGAAAATGTAAATGTAAATGATAATGATAAAGAGAGAGATAAAGGCGAGCAAGGTTTTTCTCTCTCTCAGTCACAACAAGAAAAAATGGCTTTAATCAACCCTAATAATAAGGCTGATTATGCAAAGCCGATTTTTGACATACTTGAAGAAGCAGGTCTGCCTTGTTGTAATAAAAATTTCCCGAATTTCTTGTGCCGTGACTGGATGAACGCAGTAAGGATGCTGAACAGCCCCGTACTTAAAGGTTTGCACAGTGACGAAGTTATAGGTGCTTTGAAGAATTATGTGCTTGTCATTAATCACCCGAATGTTTGGAGCGGTTGGAAGAACAAGAAAAGCTTCGATGTTTTTGTTGCTTGGGAACATTTCAAAGACTTTCTGCCGGACAGGTTTTGCCTTGACAACTTTCTTGACAGGTCTATCAAGCCGAAACAGACACAGGGCGGTGTCAGTCTTGACAGATTGTTGCAGATGATGGACGAGGAGAAGGGATGACACGTCAGGAGTTTATGGCAGAAATAAACGGCTACTACGGCGGCTTCAGCAACGAGTACGTGGCCAAGAAGTTTATCCAGAAGCTTGACAAGATAGCTGAAGCTGACTTGAACAGGCTGCTTGACTGGTTCATGGGCAACATACAGTCAAAGTGGACGGTAGACGTTACGACCTTGGATAAGGGCATTGAATCATGCTGCATCTTTCTTGCGATACCTAAGAAGCGTTGCCCTATCTGCAATGCCCTAAACGGTGAAAGTGTTAGGTTGTGTACGAACTGCGGATATGACTTCTCGGTTCAGGCTGACAGATACAGAGCGTCATTGGCAAAGACCGAAGACGTTACAAGGGTATTAGACAATCTATGCAGAGATATGGCCGAAAAGAAATCGGAGAAAATGAATAAAGCAGATATAAAGGAGATGCAGAAATGAAAGCTGTAAAACAGGTTGTGCTTATAACTACAATGTGCTTAGAGCTTGTTGCGTGTATATGGCTGTTAGTAAGCATGGCGTATATGTGCCGGACAAACAATCTCAAAGTCGAGAATTTGAGATTGCAGAATGAAAGGGAAAAGGCGGAGATAGAGCATACAGAGCTTCTGTCAAACGTTATAAGGGAAGAGGAGCTGATGCTTCACGAAGCTACTAGGAGATAGTCATGTCAGACGATAAACTTGTAATTGGAGGTTTGAGATATGATGGCAAAGTTGTTTATATGTTTATGTATATGCTTTGTAGTGTTCATTGGTTCAATAGCAGGATTTTGTAAAGGGTTGGATTTTTCGGACAGTAAGAAATATAACGAAGAGATGATTGGAATTGTAACAGCTACAGCGTCAGTCATATTTCTGTTTGCAAGTTTAGTTGGAATGATTGTTTTTTTAATAAAACTGTTTATCTTTTATCTTTATGGGAGTGTTTAATGTCAGAATATTCAGATTTCTTGAAACATTTAGGCATAGATAAAAAGCAGATGATTGCAAGTATGTGGTCTAAAATATCAGATAGCGAAAAACCTTCAAAAAGGGATGGAAAAATGACAGATAAAGAAATAGCAAGAAATGTGAAATACGACAAATCAATGTTAGTTACAGAAAAATTATTTTTAGTGGAGGATAAATAATATGAAAATATTTTTAAGAGTAATTAAATGGATAAAGCATTTAATCGCTTTGAAATGCCCTGATTGTGGCGGTGATATGGCTGGTGATATGTATAATTCAATAATCGACAAAGTGATTTATACCTGTACGAAATGCGGCAAGCAATGGATTTAGAATAATTGGAGGAATTAGAGAAAATGAAACGAGAAGAAGTAAAAGAGTTGTTGTCTATTATTCAGGCATTTGCAGAAGGGAAAAATATTCAGGTTTATGATGATAGTATAGGTTGGCGTGATTCAGAAGACCCCAGCTTTTGTTGTAAAGCAGAATACTATCGTGTTAAGCCTGAAAAGAAATACAGGCCATTCGCAGATACAGGAGAGTTTCTTCAAACTTTTGTTAATAAATATTTCTCAGCTGTTCCTAATGAAAAGTATATAATGTCTATATGGCTAAGAGTGAAAAAAG